TTAATTATATTTATAAAAGGTAAATTTTTAAAAATATTTTTAAATAATATTTAATCATAGTATCAATTATTAGATTAGAAATAAATTTTGAAATAATATATTATTAAATAATAATATAAATATAATTTTATTTTGAAAATAAAATTTAAAATACATTATATTTAATTAGAAATACAATATAAAAAAAAACTACACTTATTTATTAGAGGATAAGCCCATTATATTGTTTCAGCGAGTAAGGATTATCTAACTCTAACTCAAACTCAAAGTATGTTGTGGGACATATAAATGTGTTATATATATCAGTACGTATTTTTTTTTTCAAAGCACTTATTGGGTTTTCTCCATCGTCAACGTCGCACATTCTTAGTTAATACTTCAAAATTTTTCAAAAACGAAATAATTACTAGAGAATCTATATATAGTTTATAATTTATAAATATTTTATTCAATTTTTTCAAGTTTTTATTAATAATTCTATAGTTTTATTTATAATTCTAATTATTTTTTATTAATTATCTAATTAAATTAAATAATTAAAAATAAATATCTACTTTAAATATAATAACCGTCAAATAAGTTCAAGTCTTTTAAAAGATCTTTTGTGTTTAACAATTTATAAACACCCTCGTTTATTTAAGTATAATCCAATTATATAATTAAAATGAATAATAATAATCAAACGATTAGAAAAACTACCTATACTGGTAATACTGTTATTATAATTATCGGTGTTTTAGCACTCATTTTTGTAATAATTTATATCTATCAGAATTATAAAAAAATATTACCTAAACCTACAGGTCAAATGATAAGTTCAACCTGTCCTGATTATTGGGAATCTATAGGTAATGGAAAGTGTAAAAATGTAAATGCTTTAGGAAGTTGTAGTAAAACGGAAGGGGCTAATGTTATGGATTTTGGAGGAGAGGTGTTTACGAATACAAATACTGGAAATTATGCCAAATGTAAATGGGCTAAATCTTGTAATGTGTCTTGGGGCAATATTGATAGACTTTGTTAAATTAGGCTTATCCTTAAATAAACGGGTGTGTTTATTAAATGATAAACCTAAAAGAGCCCATTATATTTTTTAATAATATTTAAAAAATGCAAAAAATTGGAAAATTGACAAAAATTGAATACTTCGGCTACTGTATAACGAATGTACAATGTGGTTTTAAATTTACATACTGTAATATAACTGTTGTAGATGCCTTAGAATCACTTCTATGAAAAACCAATACACTCAAAACACACAACAATATCTCCATCGATACTTGGGGTGCCACAATTACTACACCAATGAAACTAGTGAATATCTTGGAGAAACCTCGCCACATCTTTTTATGAAATGATGAACGCTCTAAAATACATATAAAGTATTCTTCAAACACAACATCTCTTCTGCCTTTTTATAAAGACAACTTTTTTTAATTTTTTAAATATAATTTTATTTTTAAAATTTTAAATTATAAAATTTAATAAAATTTTGTAATTTAAAATAATCGATATTAATATTATTTATAATTTTATAATTATTAATAATTCAACAAATAGTATTAATAATTTAAATTATATATTTTTAATTATTAAAAATTGAAAAAATAAAATTGAAAATTAAAAACTAATTAATAGAATAATTATAAAAATATAAACTATAAACTATAAAGTAAAAGCAAATTTATTGAAAATGCAAAATACATCAGTTCATACAAATTTTGCTAAATTTAAAGTTCTAGATAAAGATGCCCATTCAAATATTCTATCCCAAGGGAGTGTTCATTGTAAATCAGGAAAATGGAATATACCTACTGATAAATATGATGCGTTTCTTAAAAATATTAATGAAGAATTAGTAAAAAATCCTAGTAAGGAAATGCACTTTTTAGAAAAACCAAGTGATAAATGTAATATGATAAAAATAGATTTAGATTTACGTTTTAAAGCAACAGATGAAGAATTAAAAAATCGTTCCAATTTAAATAGGCGTTATAATGACGAATATATTGAATTATTTGCTACTGGTATTGCGGAAGCAATTAAAGAAATTGTTGATATTAAAGAAAATTATAATATATTTATTCACGAAAAAAAACAACCGCGTTTAACAAATGATAATATGAATACTATTAAAGATGGTATTCATATTATTATTCCTAAATTAGTATTATCTAATGCGCATTTATATAATTTACGTAATAAATTAATTGAAAATGAAGAAATTAAAGAAATTACAAAATCTATTGATAATATTACTAAAATTGAAGATGTTATTGATAAATGTATTATTTATCCTAATGCCTGGTTTATTTATGGTTGTGGAAAACCAGAAGACCATGGTAATTATTATAAAGTAAGTAAAATATTTAAAGTATCACATAAAAATGATACAGTATCTTTAAAAAAAATTCAATCTAGTAAAACTGTGACTGAATATATTACATTATTTTCTAATTTTGGTAAGAAAGAAAACGTTGAATACTTAAATGATTTTGACGAATGCGAAGAAGTCAATGATAAATATACTAAAGAAAAACATTTTAATAAACAACATCAAATGTCTTTGATACATAATTTTACACAAAATCAAACTAATTTTAGACGTATTTCATCTTTAACTGCTTCTGAAATTAAAGCATTATTAAACTGCTTAAGCAAAGAACGTGCTGATGATTATGAAGACTGGCGTAAAATTGGTATTTGTTTATATAATATGGATGACCGCAATTATGATACATGGCGTATGTGGAGCGCTCAATCCTCTAAATATGACTCTAATTATTGTGCTAAATTATGGTTTAGTGAATTTCAAAAATGTGGTAAGTATAATTTGGATTTAAATAAATTAAAAGACATGGCAAAAAAAGATAATATAGAAGAATATGAAAAAATTATTAATATTAATAAAAAACATTTCTTTGATAAATGGATTTATGAACACGCTAGTCAAACTCATATTAAATTATTAAGTATTTGTACATTATCAGATTATATTAAAACATATATTAAAGATTATGCTAATTTTAATGTCGCTTGTGCTTGTCCTGGAACAAATCCTATGTGGTATAAATTTGATAATCATAAATGGACGGAAGATAAAGCAGCTAATAAAATATATATGTTAATGACCGAAGAATTAAACCGTGAATTATCAATTATGCACGAAGATTGGAAAATTAAAGTGTTTAGTAATCAAAGCACAGCACAAGTTGAAAGATCAAACCAAGCACTTTCAGCACAAGGAGGTGGTGCTAATGGTGCTAATGGTGCTAATGGTGCTAATGGTGCTAATGGTGCTAATGGTGCTAATGGTGCTAATGGTGCTAATGGTGCTAATAGTGCTAATAATGCTAATGGTGCTAATGGTGCTAATGGTGCTAATTCTAGTAATCGCAACACATCCGCATCCATTTCTCGTAATAGTCATTCTAATTCTGATGATGATGAAATTTTAATTTACAATAAACATTTATATGATGATAGAGAAGCAAAAGCCAACTTAGAGGAACAAAAACAACAATATTTTGAAAATCAACACGCAAAAGTATGTCTTGATAAATGCGGACAAATTTTAGGGTTTTTAAGCACTCCGCAAAATAAGAAAAAAATTATTGAAGATTTAAGTCAAAAATGTTATGATGCTGAATTTCATACTAATCTTGATGAAAATCGTAATGTATTTGTATGTAATAATGGAGTATTAGATTTAAACCAATGTATTTTTCGTAATGGAGAGCCTTCTGATATGATGACAATGAGTTCTAAAATAGATTTTCCTACAAATGTTGATTCATTAGAAGCACAAGAATATTTACATTCTATTCAGGACTGGTTAGACCGTATTTTACCTGTCGATCCAGTTCAAGATTATGTTTTAAATATATTCGCACTGAAATTATCTGGTGTCTTATTTGGTGAATATTTTATTATATTTACTGGTTCTGGTGCAAATGGTAAATCTCAATTATTTAAAATGATCGCAAAAATTTTTGGTGAATTCTTTAAATCTTTTGATAATACATTATTAAATACACCTAAAAGGGATGCTCAATCTGCTTCACCGGCAACTGCTTCTTTAAAAGGAGCCCGTGTGGCTATGACCACAGAACCAAAAGCCGGACAACCTTTTGAGTCTGATAAAGTAAAAGAACTTATTAGTGGTGACGAATTAGTCGGTAGACATCTTAATAAAGATTTAATACGATTTATTCCACAATATTTAATGACAATGCAATGTAATGATATTCCACGTAATGAATCAACTGATGATGGTTTTTGGCGTAAAATTTGCGTTGTAAAATGTCTTGCTAAATTTGTTATTAAAGAAGATGATATGTATAAATTAAATGACCCTGCAAAATTCCCTTATCATTTTAAGGCTGAAAATCAAGAACATTTATACCCTGAATGGGCTCCCTATTTTCTATATATGCTTTTTGAAAGATATAAAGTATTAAAGGATAATAACTTTAAATTTAATATTCCTGATGAAGTTAACGCAGCAGTTAAAGAATATCAAGAAGAAGCAAGCACTTATACTCAATTCTTTAATGATAAAATTGAAGAAGCACCAGGATGTAAAGTGGATGCTACTACATTATATAATGAATTTCAACTGTTTGTTGGAAGAGATTTTAAAACACAAAAAAGTTTATTTATAAAACAAATAGAACGTTATATTGGCAAACCAAAAGGACATAATAAAGAATTTAATGGTTTTAAATTACACGGGACGACTGGTGACCCTATAGAAGCACAACCTGCTACTTGAAGTAGATATGTAATTATATACTATTTATTAAATTATTTCAGTAAACATAAAATTTAATAATCCTACAATAATCAGAAATATGATTAACCATTTAGTATAAGTATAATAAGTATTTAGTTGTTTTCCTACACTTTCTTTTTTTACTAAAAAATCTTGAAATTGAACTTTATTTATATTAACATCATTTTCAGCACGCACAAACTCTGTATTGGTTTTTTCATACAATGTCTTTTTATCTTCTAAATTATCATTATTATACTCGATAAAATACAACTGTTGATTTTCTAAATTGCGTTTTGATATTAATTCACTTACTATATATTCTATATCATTGTGTCTTTCTTTTAATTCTAATTGTTTTTCTTTTAAATCTACTATAGTATGATATTTCATATTATCCATAATATCATTTGTATTAACTTTACTTAAATTTTCTACTTTACCATCTTTATAATATCTAGAACAAGACGTTAAAACATTATTACTTAAACAATTACGTTTTGATGAACCATCAAGTTTAATACAATTATTATTATAATTTTTATATTTTCCATTGGCATAAATATCACCCCAAGGATCACATTCATCTCCATTATTATTTAGTGTTATTGGTGCGTCCATTTCATCAGCGTGGTTTAACATACTTTTAAATTCAGTAAAATAATTTATCATTTTTGTTTTTGTTTCTATATCTTTAATATTATTCGTTTCAAATTCATTATCTAATTTTTGTTCTTCTAGAGATATTTGTGATTCAGTACTATCATTTGTAATAAAGGATTCATTATGGTTATTGTTTTTATAATAATAACTTATTAAAATAATGCAACTAATAAAACTTATATACAAAACTATCTGGGTTGTTATGACAGTCATATTTATTATTTAATTTTATTTATATTTATTATTTAATTTATAGTAATATTATTATTTAATTTTTGTTTTATTTATTTTTGTTTTATTTATTTTTGTTTTATTTATTTTTGTTTTATTTATTTTTGTTTTATTTATTTTTGTTTTATTTATTTTTGTTTTATTTATTTTTTTACTTTTTACTTTTTACTTTTTA